CTCTCCATGAGTCCAAAAGATTTCTGGACTGGGATTCTCAGTGAAATACTGAGTTAGGTTAGCTTCCCCATCAGGATCAGAGCGATCATTACTCGAGAGAGTAGTGAGAACTCTATAGTAGTGTCTCTGGTAGTCATGATCATATTTCATAGAAAGATGATCAAGTTGACAACCCGAGAACGCAACTATTTCTGAGGGGCCGTGCGTACCATATCTAACAATAGGAAGTTTTGAGACTTCCTCTTGAGGGATCTGGTCTAGTATTCTCTTTGATGTCATCCATAACCCCTTGAAAAAGAAGTTATTGGAAGCGTCTAGAGTACTAGAGGTCGACGCAGGGGAACCATCGTATGGCTCAAGTATGTATGCTGGAGTGACATCACTGCCACAAAATGCATCCATACCGCAAGATTCTCTAAAGGCAACGCCTTTAAAGGTCTTGTCGGAGTTTACTTTGAGCCCGCATTCCTGTAAAAGGAATTCGAGAGCCTCTGTCGCGTATCTGGGTATGATAATATCATCGCCAAATACAGTGACCCCATCAAAACTTTCTCTAACAGAGATCGTTCCACCCAATTTCTCATAGGTAAGCTTATTAGCAAAACCTGCGATGATTGAGTAGATGATACTCTGAATAGGGAACGTTAATGATGATCCCATGGGTGCAAACTTCTTAAGAGTAATCCTTTCAGGATGATCTTTTGAGATATCTTGCACCATAGATCTCGTACGACTGGCGTGGAATCCATCTAAATAGGGGTGACCCTGAAAGATGTATTCAACAAGCCGACAAGAAAGGCGGTCTGAAGCTGCTGACAAGTCAACAGTTGAAAGACTACCATCTAGGGATGCTGCTAAGGCTCTATCGCGAGATAGAGACTGGTCTTTAAAAGAAATCACACCGTTAAGGTATGAGTTTCTAATGTCCTTTTCGAGCATCAAACGGATTCCTTGTTGGATCCATTGATGAGCGATAGGCTCAGCGCAAATTAACCTAGGACCCTTTTGGGTTTTAGGAACTGCTATGAGTCTTGAGGATGGTTCTTCTTCTGAATAGTTATGCTCGCAGTCTAAAAGACCGCTGCCGAACCATTCAAATGGGAACCAAAGACCTAGCTTGGAAGGCCAATTTGGAAAAGAATATTTTCCATCGTAGCCCTTTTCGCTAGTAGCACCTGGTCCGTGTCGTGGAGTTAATTCCCACCAATTTGGGTTGGGGAAAACTGTGGAAATAACATGTCGCGAATAATCGCGAAATTTATCCCATAGTTCTCTTCTAGATAAGCCAAGATTACCAGATCGAATGCTACCGTTAAGATTATTATCTGTAACAGTAGAAACTTCCTGGTCATCAATCCATTTGATTGGATGGCCGAATCTAGGAGCCCAATTCGGGGAATTAGCGTTCCAAGTTTCCTCAAGAGGACTTGGAATCCCGTCTTCAATTTGAAAGAACTCATCAAGAGTTTTCCTTGTTTTGGAGATAGGACAGGTTAGACGAAGCTTTTTACAAACGTAATGAAAATTACGCAAGAAAAAGACGGCGTCGTGATCTGCGTCGACACGAATAAAACATGACTCGTCAAACACCAAGCTGTATAGACTTCGGAATAATAGAGGTCTACCAGTCCTGAGTGGATATCCGTTAGGATATCTACTTGCAGGAATTGGACCGACGCCATCAAGCTGTTTATCTAACAACTTGCCAGCATCGGGAAGGACTATTGTAAAGAACGATAGTCCATTGTTTGACATAGAACTACGGAGGCGATTCAAATCGCGTTGTAGCTCAGAAGTCAGCGACGGCCATCTTGCGGTGGCATCAGAGATGATGCCTTCATAGATGGTGATCACAAACATTTCATAGCTTTTCATCGACTCACTTCCCTTTCGAGTGTGTTGTTGATCTATGGTTTGATTTAACCTTCACGAGTAGTATCCTGCGCAATGTTAGCGCAGGAACTAGGATGTACAGCTTAGTTTTCACCGACCGAAAGGCCGCTGATGACAGTAGGTGTACCCCAAGATACCAAGGCTGAAGCCAAAGAGGCAGCAAGCGTTGGTGATTCAAACGTCCCACCGCGAATCGTAAGAGTCGCAGTTTGCTTCTGCATTAAAGCAGTAGCAGTAGGGAACACAATGCGCTCCATGAGCACATTGTGACGTTTCATAATCACGCCATCCTTATCCATTTTATCGGAAGAATGGCGAATCTTCATGACAACGGAATCTGTAGTGCCAGCGAATTGATATTCGCTGCCGAAAGAATCCTGGTTGACACGGTTGAGAACTTTCCCAACCCCGTCAATAGTCATTGTGATGGTATTAGCAAACATGTGATCGTATCCTTGGTTATTGGCGTCCTAAAATCTTTAGGACGGTCAATGATCCTAGGACTGACATTTTAAAGCCATCCATAAAAGGTAGCTTTAGAGTTGGAGCAGTAACAGCTGCAGGTACAGAAACACGTTCCTTAACGGTTCGTGTGACTATATTCTCATCAACCACACAAGGTGGATTGATAGGATATTTCTTGCAGAATCTCATAGTAGTGCGTTTAGTCATTACACCCATCATAGATGGGCTGTAGTGGATGGTGTTATAGTTAGCTTGTAAAACATCAGAGATGTTAGCAAACCAATCTATGCACCAACTCCACGGTAATGCTTTCCATACGGATATAGGAATCATACCTGGATTTAATCCAGATGCGGACCTAAAGGCCTCAACCCAAGTAGGGTTAGGGCCATAAGAACCATATGGAGCTCTCTCTTTCCAAGTAACACATCCCCATTGGGAAATCTGTTGATTTTCAGTGAAGGCTGGTTCTGCGAAGATACCAGCAACTGAATGAACAACAACTTTTCCGGAGACAGTCTTATTTGAATCGAAGAGACGCACAGACCTTTTTAAACCTTGTCCAGAACGGGCTTTGATAATCTCTTGTTGCCTTTTAGCAACATAAGAACCAAAGTTTGCCATCTTGACAATATCCGACACTAGCGGCGACCACCCAAACTGATAAGCAAGGGTGTTAGCAGCTATTTGTCTAGGATGCAGCAATGTAAGTGGAGCCCTTCTAATATTATGTAGAAGATTTCCAGCATCAAAGAGCATCCGAGGGATATCCTTCAATTCGTAAATGAAAAGAGGGAGGTTAACGACGGGAGTATTCAAACCAGTTCTCGAGAGAATTTGGTTTGCGTACGAGGAAGGAACGGGCATCGGGGTGAACAACCCCGGTGGAGAGTTAACGTAGATACCTATAACATCTTTGGGGCGCCAACCATTTTTAATGGTTGAAACGCTACCTCCGGTGATTAATTCGGTAGTATCGCTAACAAAAGGATTAAATCCTCCGTAATTTCCAATCACGTCGGTCGTTTTCTGAGTTTTGAGAAGAACTGGTGATTGTAGTAATACGGCTCCTGTAGAAGGATCCGTGTACGTACCACCAGTTG